GGACCCCCTTGGCCTCCACAAAATATTTGAAGTATCTAAAAATAAGTTCTTGACAATAACCAGCCCCCCATGCTAAAAATGCGTTGCGCCCCAAGCGCAACGCATTTCAGTAGCCTGGGGGGCAAGTCGGGTGGGCCCAGTAAAATTGAGGCCCAAGGGTTTTTTGTGGAGGGTCATCGAACGTATTTTGTGCAATAGGGGTTAGAGAGTTTGTCCCCCTTGTAGTAAGGGTGGATGACCCTATTAGGTGCGCCAAATGGCCCCTGTATAATCGGATGAAAAAAGAACATAAAAAAGTATATTTTAACAGTTTTTTAGATTATACCCATGGGAGGAGAGGTAGGGAGCCCCCCCCCATGGAAATAATAATCACCAGCTAGGATGCGAGATAGCCCCCTAGCTCGAAACAAATAAGCCTGTTTTTTCATCAAAGAAATTGGAACGAATAGCAACTGATCTGGAACAATTAAGACTACTCCGCTACACCTCTAGCGGCCCTATGAGTTAACGATCTAGTAGGCCTGTTTCCGAGCGTTTAAACGGTTCTTCTTTAGGCGATGGAATAGATTGTATTAATCGGAATAAAGTTTCAGTGTCCGCAACATCAGTTAAATAGGATTTTCCATCGGTTGATTTCATTTTCAGTTGTCCGATTTCTTCGGACATATGTCCCAGTCCTCAAAGGGTAATGCAGAAGGAAATGAAACAGTGACAAATTGTCACCGTTTAGAAGAAATTTAAACCCCCCCGCTGTCAGTCCAACGAATGCGCCTAATCTGATCAGTTGCGCTATTTTGTTTATGTTATTAAAAAAAGTTTGTAAAGCTTGAAGAATTATTCTATAATTTAAGGAGAATGTCCAAAACTTAGTTTATAAAAAAAGGCAAAAATATGGATTCCAAAGAAAAAGAAATCCACGGGTCAGCAGACAACGAAGAGGTTAAGCCTACTTCAATTTCCAAAAAGAAAAAAGAACAGTATCGGCCTCATACGGGTAAAAAGACCGTGTTTAAATACAAGAATAGAGAATGTCGGCCTTATATAATTACTGAAGAGCTTATTAAAGAAATTTGCGAAAGGATAGAAGCAGGAGAAATGGCGACTGTCATGTGCTTGAATGAAGACCATATGCCAACCTATGGTTCATTGTTCCGCTGGATGCAAAAAAGTAAAGAAAATGCACAAAGAATAGCATTAAGTCGTGAGATAGGATATGACTTAATGGCCGAAGAAATGAAAGTTTTGTCTAGGGAATTTGAATTAGGATTCACTAAAAAAACTACGACCCATCCCGATGGGCGAGTCACTGTCGAGCTGGTAGAATATGATAATTTACCCAGCAAAAAACTCCAATTGGAGACGACAAAACATCTCTTGGGCATCTGGAATCGATCAAAATTTGGCACAAAAGTAGACGGTACCGTTTCCGGTAGTTTTGTACTTAAAAATGATCTAAGTCATGAGGATTGAGCAAAATATTAGAAACTATAGGCTAAATATCCCATGGGATGATGATAACCAAAAGGACAAATCTATTATATTGCCTAAGCTCCACTCGGGCCAAGTTTCTATTTTTGAGAATCGAAATCGATTCAATGCGGTCTGTGCGGGTAGACGCTTTGGAAAAACTATTTTGTTAGTATGGCTTGCGACACGATGCGCCGCAAAAGGAGGAAAGGTTGCGATATGTGCGCCATATCATAAACAACTGTCCGAGATTTGGGGAGATACGCTAGAGATATTGAACCCTATTGTGACCTCTTCGAATCGTAACGATGGAGTTATAAAGCTTTTATCACGAGGTAAAATTGATTTTTGGACGTTAACAGATAATGAACTTGCCTGCCGCGGTCGTGAATATGATCTGATCTTATGTGATGAAATGGCTTTCTCAAAGAATGGACAAACTCCCCAAATCTGGGAACGATCAATAAAGCCTACACTTTTAACGACAGAAGGCCAAGCATGGGTCTTCTCTACGCCTAATGGGATAGATACGGAGAATTTTTTCTGGCAAATATGTAATGAGAATACCCGTGGCTGGAAATTTCACCACGCGCCTACTTCAGCGAATCCCTACGTACCCCAAGAAGAGTTAGCCAAAGAAAAAGCGTGCCAACATGAGCTAGTATTCCTGCAAGAGTATGAAGCTAAATTTATCTCTTGGGATTCAGCCCCCTTCTTCAAGCTGGATTTTTTCTTAGATAATGGAAAGCCTGTACAATATCCTTCTAATTGTGACACTGTTTTTGCCATTATGGATTGCGCTGTAAAATCGGGTACAGAAAATGACGCAACCGCCGTTCTATATTGTTCCTTTAACCAATATAACCAGCCTAACTTAATTTGGTTAGATTGGGAGTTATATAGCATCGATGCTGCAAGCTTAGAGTATCTAGCGCCAAAAGTATTGCAGCGCTGTGACGAATTATCCAAGGCGTGCAATTCGCGATTTGAAACAATCGGCATACTTTGCGAGGATGCGGCGGGGGGTTCTGTGCTTATCCAACAGAGCCAAATGCGCGGGTGGAGGGTTAGGCCGATAAATAGCAAGCTCATGAGCAAGGGAAAGGATGAACGTGCCTTTATTTCTGGGGGACCTGCCTCTGCGGGACTTTGTAAAATTAGCGATCACGCTTACAATAAAACCCAAGAATGGAAAGGACGCACGCATAATCATTTAATCAGTCAGTTAACCACGTTTAGAATTGGTGATAAGGACGCAGCGAGAAGAGCTGATGACCTATTAGACTGTGCCACTTACTCTATAGCCTTGACTCTTTGCGCGGAATATGCGCTATAAATAGCCTGTAAAATGGTGTATACTTATTTTTACTAAAATTAAAAATGGCGGGTGGATAATGTCCGATGTGTGTATTTCTTCTATTGATTCTTACAATTCTTCGAATCCGCTGATTGATCTATTATTTAGCAATAACATAACCCCAGGAGACCCTGCGAGTTATGAGCTTTGCAAGATGCTTTGGGTATATCACCCTCTTTGTGGTAAGCTTGTTGAAAAGTCCGTTAAGTTATCTTTGAGTAAAAAAAGGAAAATTACGGTTGATGCGATAGCCAAAGAAATTCTAGTGGATGCATTTGAAAAAGAATGGGATAGACTTAACGCGATTAATTACATTCGGGATACCATGTTCGTGACCCGAGCTTATGGCGTGGGTGCGATCGTTTACGGAGACCGGGATATACCAACAGATAAGCCCATTGATCCTTTCGATTTGCCTTTTTTAAATTTATATTTTAACGTATTTGACCCGTTAAATATGGCGGGGTCTATCGTTACTAACCAAAATCCAAACGCACCAGACTTCCAAAAGCCTTTATCGTATATCACAGCGGCGGGACAACCCTACCATCCTAGTCGAACTCGCGTTATGTATAACGGAACGCCTATATATTTACAATTTGAATCATCAACTTATGGGTTCACTGGTCGTTCAGTTTTTCAGCGGGCATTGTATCCGTTAAAGTCTTTTATTCAAACGATGATAACCGATGATTGGATTTCTTTAAAAGCAGGGCTTATTATTGCAAAAAACAAGCCTTCTGGCGCTGTAGTGACTAACTTAATGGACAAAATCCAAGGCTTAAAACGCTCACAACTTCAGCAAGGGACAACAGGTAACATTTTAAATATTGATGTTGATGAGTCTATCGAGTCTATCGATTTGAACAATACGGCTCTAGCGATTACTACGGTAAGAGATAATATCATTACCAACGTGGCTACTGCATCGGATGTGCCCGCTATGCTGATTAAAGATGAAGCCTTCACTCAAGGCTTCGGCGAAGGTACAGAAGACGCTAAGGCCGTTATGCAGCACGTAGAGGGTATACGCGGAGAGATGGCTAGTCTATTTGATTTTTTCACGGATATTGTTATGCATCGTGCATGGAATGAGGACGTATACGAATCGATAAAAGATACGTACCCTGAAGTATACAGCAAGATGACCTATAAACAGGCATTTTACAGCTGGAAGAATGCATTTAGAGCAGATTGGCCTACTTTGCTTGATGAGCCTATGAGTGAAAAGGTGAAAACAGATGAAATCAAATTAAATGGGCTGATAGAATTTGCGAGAACGTTGTTACCCATTGCCGACCCTGATAATAAGGCCCGCATTGTAGGATGGATGACTGACAATCTGGCGGATATGAAAGATACATTTCATAGCGTGCTTGATTTGGATTTAGAAGAATTAGCTAAATATACACCTCTTGGAAATGTGAGCTGTTAAAATGAGCATTTTCAGAGTATTAACAAGCGCCTTATCTTATTACTCTAATCATGGGTATACTGATCAAACGACTCTGAATCAGTATACAAACAGTTTAAAAGCTGCCATTGTTTATTATTTAATGCGTCCGAAGGCAAAAAACCCCAGGGATTTATTGCAATCATCATTTGATCGATTTTTGAAAAAATCAACATTAAGAAAAAAAGAGATAAACAATATATACACTGACTTAAGTCGTGAGCTACATAAACGTCAAGCAGCCACTGATGAGCTTATAAAATATCGCAAAGAGGAATCAATATTGCAAGTGTTACGCCGCTTTGTGGGTTGGGCGACTAGTATCCCAAAGGGTGGGATAAAAGATATAGATAAGGTTAAAGAAAAAGATGCGATAAGAAAAGAGATTTTTGAGTTACCCCTGGTGGAAAGTAGAATAATTAATGATCAAACGCGCAAAATGGAATCAAATTTAAATGAGTTGATTGCTATAGATAACGGGGCGATTGCTGCAAAATGGCATAGCCAATGGAGAACCCCTGACTATAATTACAGGGAGCCGCATAAATCAATCGATGTGGACGCTGATATTTTTGTCATACGGAACTCATGGGCGCATAAAGACGGGTTAATCAAAGAAATAAACGGGTATACTGATGATCGTGAATTACCTGGGCAATTGCCCAATTGTAAATGTGTCTATCATTATTTATATAAACTGACTGATTTGCCGAAAGAGATGCTAACTAAAAAGGGTTTAAGCTTGACAAAGTAATCTACTTTGGCACATAATTGGTATTGATTTTCAAGAGGTGCATATTTTGCCATTTAAAAGCGAAGCTCAAGAGCGACTCATGAACGCTGCTGCCCATACTCCAGGGGGGTATGGTGGTGTTTCTAAAAATGTAGGGCAAAAGTTCGAGGAGCACAGCGATTCAAATTATTCTACTGTAAAAACAAAGGGTAGGGCCGCTGGTATTATTTTCCACACGGCGGATGATGAGGTCTTATTATTACACAGAGGAAATGGAGGAGATTATCCAAACACTTTTGGTCTCCCTGGTGGCCTTCAAAATGCAAATGAAGAAATAGAAGACACGGCTAGACGGGAAGCGTTAGAAGAGACGGGATTTAATTATACAGGTTCCCTAGAACTTTTACATGATAACGGTCAATTTGCGACCTATTTAGCGAAAGACATTGAAAAGTTTGAGATTGTACTTTGTAATGAGTCTTCTGGGTTTTTATGGTGTAAAATGTCTGAATTTCCAACTCCTTTACATCCTGGGCTACAAGATACACTAAAGATTGCAGGAATCAAAACAGAATTAGATGCGGCTAAGTTGATGAGTGAAGGAATTATACCAAGCCCTCACGTTTATGGAAATATGCATTTACTTGCGGTAAGAATAACGGGAACTGGGCTTGCGTACCGTTCCTCTATTGGTGAGCATGTATGGCGTGACCCTTCAATTTATTTGAATGACGAGTTTTTAGCGCGCTGTAATGGTCTTACTGTTATCATGGATCATCCAGATGGGGCAATTTTGACCACGGATGAGTATAAAACTCGTGCAATTGGTAGTATTATGTTATCATACATTAAAGGTGATGAAGTCTGGGGAATAGCTAGGATACATGATACAAACGCAATGAAAGAGATAGTGGAAGGATATGTATCTACAAGCCCTTGTGTTACTTTTGATGAGTTGGCGGGTAATGTCACTGTACATACAAAATCAGGCGAGCCAATACTTATCGAAGGTAAGCCGTGTTTACTTGATCACTTGGCGATTGTTACAAAATCTCAAGGCTCAGCGGGTGTGTGGGATAAAGGAGGCCCTCTTGAGGGTGTGCAATTAAATAATAAAAATGAGGTGTTAGAAATGACAGAGAAAACGTTAGAGCCAAAAGTAGATGCTGCTGGTGATAAATTAGATTCAATTTTGAGCGCATTGAGCCAGTTAGTTTCTCGTGTAGATAGCATGGAGAAAAATATGCCTGCGCCTGAATTAAAAGGCTACTCTGATGAAGAAGAGATGAGCGCCATGGATAAAAAGAAATCGCGTAAAGACGATGAAAATAAGAAAGAGGAAGAGGAAGAGGAAGTTAGAAAAGATTCGCCTAATTCGACTGATGGCAAACAGGATATGCGCACAGGTCAGATGCGCCCTGATGCGGAAAAAGAAGAAGAAGCACGAAAAGATGCAGATAAAGAAGCGGAAGAAGCAGCTCGCAGAGATAAAGACATGGAGAAGTACGCAGACTTCCAGGCCATGGCGGATACGGCTTATGCAGCATTTGGCAATAGAGCGCCAGCACCTTTAATGGGGCAAAGTTTAACGGGTTATCGAAACATGTTATTACGTCCTTTGCAAACTCATTCTAAAACTTATAAAGATGTTGATTTAAAATCTGTTTCAGATTCTAATCTATTTAGTGTGATTGAGAAACATATTTACGCAGATGCAATTGCGGCTTCTAATTCACCTGAAATCGTACCAGAAGGGCGACTCATTCGAATTGTGCGTAAAGACTCAGTAGGTCGTGAAATTGTATCTTATAAGGGATCACCTAAAGTTATGTTAAAAGAATCAAACTTCCATCGGGATTCTCAGTTACTACATATCAGCAGGGTTAACCGTTTTGGCTTAACTAAATAAAGAGGATTAAATAAAATGGGAAATATTACGTTTAACCCAATGACAGCATCAAATGCTGGGGGACTTTTTCAAGTAAGTTCGAATGGTTATACGCAGGGCGATGCCCAAGACGACCCTGCGGTTAAATTTCAGTTACAGACAGGACTAGTTAGCTCAAATCAATCTACTCCAATAGTTGTAGGTATGCCTATTCAGACATTGGTTCCTACTGTCAATAGTGTGTCGGGAACCAACACGGGTAGCCTTGTGCTTGCGGCAACATCTCTTGCAACCAGTACGGGCATCGCTGTAAGTAATAAAGGATACGCCGCCATTGCAGTTCCTGGACAAAACACAGCGCCTAATTATAGTTCGGGTATGAGTATCAATTATTATTACTTCGGCAGTCGTGCTAGAATTGCTTTGCCGATTAGCGCGGCGTTTGCTTCTGCCCTTGCTGGTGGCCAAACTAATCAAAATGCAACGTGGGATTATACAAATAATTATTTAACAACCTATGATTCGACCAATAAATTTCCGATTCTTGAGTTTGGT